CAGGACGCACTGGCCGCACGGGACGCACGGGACGCACTGGACGCACGGGACGCACCATTAACATCCATGAAGCGTTTTGCATCATGGTGCATCCAAGGTTACGGATGGTGGAGATGGTATGTTTCTGAGCTTTCTTGGATTTCGACAACGCATATCGGTGCGCTACAGCGAAATGATTTAAAAGTACAGGCTTGGTCTGAGCCTTTATTTGAATCTTTTATTGCAGGAGCATGGATTCTGCACTGGACAGACGACACTTTATATTGGGTTTCAAAACCAACTGTCCACGTCGAAAAATTGGAAAACGGCACGCGTCGGTTGCATAATGATAAATATGCTGCATTGGAATCCGATGTGGAAAATCTGTATTTCCTGCATGGAGTGTTGGTTCCGGCATTCGTCGTTGTGCGTCCTGATTGGATCACGATCAAGCACATCGAAACCGAAACTAATGCTGAAGTCCGTCGCATCATGATCGGACGCTATGGGTATGACCGATACCTGGCCGAATCGAAAGCAGTAACCATTGATTCATGCGGCGAAGATCACCCAATTAAGGGTTTGCGAACGGCGAAATTGTACAAAATCGGCGACGACATTATCTTGCTTGACATGCTCAATAGCACGCAGGAACCGGATGGTACAACGAAGCGCTATATCTTGCCGGTTGACGACGAGCGTTACGATGGTGCTGCTGGCCGCGATTGCCATGCAGCGATGGCATCGACTTGGCGCGTCAAAGGACTCGAAACGGAATTGCTGTTCAAGGATTATCGCGATTACGCACCAGTTTTTGAGTCGTAATACCCGCGCAAGCGGAAGTCCTACGGGAACCTGTAGCCGCGCTCGGTATATGGCGCACCAATTTATAGGAAAAAGCGAGAGAAAATCATGCAAAACAGTGAACAAAACAAAGTAATTGACATAGCGATGGCAATCCTCGTTGTTTTCGCTGCAAGCGTAGCGGTTGGAACGTGCGATTTCAAAGATGCCGCGAAAATCGAGCAGCACAAGAATGAAACCATTGCGGCGGCAAAGAAAGTTGCGGAGCACGAAAAGGCCGAGGAATTGCGCCGGCAAAAGGTTCTTGACGATGCGAATCAAATGATGTGGCCTATTGCGCAGGTCGGTCTTGGCAGGTAATCAGTTTTAAATTTCGGAGGATATATGGTTGGAGAAGTCGTAGCAATTAGCGGCAACACATCGCTTACGGCGATGACGGAGGCCGAGCTTATCGAAGTGCTGGGATCAAGTCTTTACCCTGGTGCGCAACTCAAAAGCATTAAGATGGTAATTGGCTATTGCAAAGCCGCCAGTCTCGACCCGATGCAAAAGCCTGTCCATATCGTTCCGATGTGGGATAAGAACGCCAAGGCGATGCGCGATGTGATTATGCCGGGGGTAGGACTCTATCGGACTCAAGCGGCGCGTAGTGGTGCCTTGGCAGGCATCAGTGAGCCGGAATTCGGGCCGAACGTCGAATATGAACTTGGCGGCACAAAATACATTGTCCCTGAATGGTGCCGCGTGATCGTCAAGCGCCTGCTTGCAAATAACACGGTCGGCGAATTCGCTGCCATTGAATACTGGATCGAGAACTATGCGACGGCTGGCAAGGATACGAATGCCGCTAATGCCATGTGGAAAAAGCGCCCACGCGGCCAACTCGCTAAGTGCGCTCAGGCTCAGGCGTTGCGTATGGCTTTCCCTGAAATGACTGGCAGCGCTCCGACCGCCGATGAAATGGAGGGGAAAACCTTCGAACATGCGGAGGTCGATATTACGCCGCAGGAAGTGAAGGAATTGCCAAAGGCAGAAATTCCGCTTTGTAGCAATGAGAAATTCAGCGCGAACAAGGAAGTCTGGCAGCGCCTTGTCACTGACGGCAAAAAGACCGTCGCCACGCTGATCGCTTTTCTCGAAACTCGCGCAAAATTGACCGATGCGCAGAAAGCCGAAATCAATACATGGAAGCCGAAAGCGATAGACGACTTCGAGGCGGGTCTTGATGCTTCCGGCCAGTACACACCTGAATAGGAATGACTATGCAAATCCACAATCTAATCCAAGGCACGCCGGAATGGGATCAATTCAGGCTTGAGCATTTCGGCGCCAGCGAAGCCGCCGCAATGATGGGCCTTTCCAAAAATGCCACGCGCAATGAATTGCTGGCAATGAAGCATTCCGGCCTTGCCAAGGAATTCAGCGCATTCGTGCAAGAACGCATCCTTGATCATGGGCATGTTGTAGAGGGATCGGCGCGGCCAATTACCGAAGGGGAAATCGGCGAAGACCTTTTCCCTGTTGTTGTATCTGATGGCGATCTTTCGGCATCGATTGATGGCTTGACTATCGGCGAAAACATTGCATGGGAACATAAGCAATGGTCTGAATCTTTGGCCGCGTCAGTACGGGAAGGAATTTTGCCGGATGAGCATCAACCACAATGCCAGCAGATTCTCTATATCACGAATGCCGAATATCTGATTTTCACGGTATCGGACGGCTCAGAAAACAAGCGCGTCAGCATGAAGGTATTCCATGATGAAAAGTGGACTGATCGCATCCTGGCCGGTTGGCAGCAATTCGCCGATGATTTGGCTGACTATGTACCATTCGTTGAAACGCCGAGAGCTATCGCCGCGCCAGTCAAGGATTTGCCGATGGTATCGATTCGCGTCGATGGTTCAATTAGCCTCGTTTCCAATCTCGATAAATTCGGCGCGTTGCTGAATGCGTTTATCGCTGGAATCAATCAAAAGCCGGATGATGATCAGGGATTTGCGGATGCTGAAGCGGCGGTTAAATCGCTGAAAGAGGCCGAGGAAAGATTGCAATCTGCTGAATCGAATGCACTGTCCCAGACCGCATCAATCGACGAAATGCGGCGCACGGTCAAGCTCTATTTCGATACCGCAAGAACAACGCGGCTGGCATTGGAAAAGATGGTCGCAAGCCGCAAGGAAACGATCAAGACGGAGATTGTGACGACTGCCCGCAATGCCTATGCCGAGCATATCACCAAGCTGAATGATCGCCTTGGCCGCAATTATATACCGACAATTGCCGCCGATTTCGCTGGCGCAATCAAAGGAAAACGCACCATCGCCAGTTTGCGCGAAGCCGTCAACCTTGAAATGGCGCGAGTCAAGATCGAATCGAATGCTGTGGCAGACAAGATCGACGCCAACCTGCGCATCTTGCGCGAGCGCGGCGCGGAGCATAAATTCCTGTTTGCCGATACTGGTGACTTGGTGCTGAAAGATGTGGAAACGCTCGGTTTGCTTATCGCCGACCGGATCGCCAAGCATGATCTTGCCGAAGCCGCCAAAGCCGAAGCTTTGCGCGTCAAAATCGAAGCTCAAGAACGCGCCAAGGCCGAAGCTGCCGCAGCAGAGACCTTACGCATCGAGCGCGAAGCTGACGAAGCACGCCGTCGGCAGGCAGACGCTGAAGCTCGCGTCCAGGCTGAATCAATTGCAGCGAGCACGCAAGCCGTTCTCGGTGCCGCGCAAGAGGTGCGCTTGTCCGAGCCAGCCGATGCCGCACCAGCGCAGACCAGTCTACTTACCGCTGTAGCATCAAGTCCTACGCCGGTCGAATCGTCGGCCATGGTCAACCTCGGCATGATAAATGCTGCGCTGGGTTTCACGGTGAGTGCTGAATTTCTTACCAAATTGGGCTACCCATTTACTCAAGACAGAAACGCGAAACTTTATCGTGAATCCGATCTGCGCGCGATGTACGAAGCCATTGCGCGACATGTTTTACAGATTGCTGGACGAGAACTTAAGTCGGCAGCATAACCGCAACAGTTCAAACTTAGGAGATTCAAATGGATCAAGCAATTCAGGAACGCCCAGTAATCGCGATGGATGCGGTGGACTCATCGCAGATCAACGCCATCGGCTTCGACGCTGCAACCGGGACGCTGGCAATTCAATTTGTCGCGCATGGTGATAAGCCTGGATCGGTTTATCACTACGATAATTTCACGTCAGAATTGTTTGCTGAATTCAAAGGCGCGGAATCAATCGGCTCGCATTTCTACAAGCATGTGAAACCGTTCGCCGACAAGTTTCCTTACCGGAAAATCAGCTAACCATGCACCGCGAAAAATTCCCGGAACGTAAATTTCAACTCCGCACGGAAGATGTGCGGGACAGGATTATTGCGCTCGTTCGCAATCTCCCATTGGACGCAGAACATCCGATTGAGACTGTGTTCCGGGAATTTGTCGAGAAACGCAATCTTGCTCAAAATGCATATTATTGGCTTCGTCTTGGCGAGATTGCCGATCAAGGATACTTCGATGGAAAGCGTTACGCCGCTGATGTGTGGCACGAATACTGCCGTCGCAATATCATGCCGAATGAGATAACCGTAAAAGACGGAACCGTACGCAGCAAGTTTATCGAAGTCCCTCGCGGTGAGCCTGGGATAATTTCCACTACCGAACTTGAGAAAAAGTGCTTCGCTGATTATTGCACTGCCATTGAAGCATTCGGCGCAAGTATCGGAGTGATGTTTTCTGCCAACCCAAGGGATTATCAAATGCAATACCGGAAACCGACAGGGAGTTACACGATTGTATGTTCTCAGTGCTTGGAATGATCTGCCGAAAAGTTGAGGCAGCGGCAGAGCAGCCGGTGAGCGGGGAGGGGTAGGCCATGATTAGAGTCAAATATCAAGCTAAGGATTACGAGGCATCCCAAGTCGTGCAACGCTATGCCCGTATAAACCATCAAGGGGAAATCTCATGGTGTGAAGTAGGCGGGAAGAGAAACTACGACATCCGCCAGGGAACGGCAGACAAACATGATCTTCCGCCTCAAGTTTTAGAATCCGCAGAAAAGAATACTGAAAAATGGCCAAGTTATGTTGCTTGGCCATTTGAATAGGAACCCATCATGACCAATGAAGAAAAGATTGCAGCGTTGCGCGAGGCTTTGATCGACGCCGAAAAACGAATGACGAGAGCGCGAAGAATATTAACAGATAACAATCCTCGCCCGGAATGCAATTGGGGGATGTTAGATACAAGCAGTGTAATTTTATCCGCTCTAGCCGCCACCGCACAATCGGAAGCCAGCGAGGGGCGAGATGCTTGGCAACCTATTGAGAGTGCGCCGAAGGATGGGACAGCGATTTTATTGGCTGCTGGCGGCGTTGGAATTGGAAAGTGGGTTGATACATTTAAATCAGGCGCAGCAGCAAATTATTGGATGAGCTTGAGACTTGACAGATTTATGACTGGCCCGGTTACCCACTGGATGCCGCTGCCTTCTGCGCCAGTCGCCATCCAATCCACCAAAGGGGAATCAGATGTTTGAGCAAATTCGCAATGCCCTAAAAACAGGGTTAGAACTTGCAAAGCAAGAGGCGGCGAATGTACACGAAACATATGCAGGATATAAGCCGCACAAACATGCTGCTGTTGATGCAGATGTCAAGGAGATCGAAGACGCAATTGCAGCCATTGCCGCCATGCAATCGGGGGAGCCACCCGCCACCACCCTATCCCTGATCGCCGAGCTTGAGCAGGCTAGGAAGGATGCGGAGTCGCGCATGCAAGAGGTTATATCGGCGCAAAGCGAAGTCGGCAGGATTGATGCAAAGTTGTTTCTTGCCGAGGAAGACGCAGAACGTTATCGAGCTTTGCGCAATATTCACGACGAGCAATTAGAAATTGCTGCCATTCCGTGCATTGCAGTTCCACAAGGCCCCGACATGCACGGCAAGCGCAACGGATTCATGGTCAATGGGGCAGATGCTGACAAGGCTGCCGACTTGCTACGCTCTGGAAAATTGGTTTGGAAATCGGATTTCGACGCGGCTCTTTCAGCGCAGGAGAGTGAGTGATGAAACTTCAATTGACAGAGTCCGAGGTAACGCACTTGCGTAAAACTTTGGCATGGATGCGCTGCGAATATTGCCTAGATGAGGATATGCAACGTGGATGTTTGAGCGCTGTAAAAAAAATGCTTGACAATGGCGATATATCGCAAGATAGAGCTGAAGATGCCGTTATCAAGCGAGCCGAACAAATCAATCAGGTTCCAAAGTACATTCGCCACGCAATCAAGATGCTGACAAAGGCCGTGCGTCAACACGATAGTGAGAAAGGCGAAATTGTTGATGGTGAAACTCGCTTTGTTCAAATAATCGTAAACCAGGAGGGTAAATAAATGAGCGAAGCACTAGAGCGAGTAATCGCAGAGCAGCAAAAGGAAATTGATGGATTAAAACTTGCTGTCGGAAGTTCCAGAAAGCGCGATCAGGCAAAGCATGTTACCGATACCGAACTGTTTCAGAAAATAGATAAAGTTCTTGATTTCAAGCTGCGCGATAATTGGAAAGAAGGCTGCGGCGACGAACTCAAGAAATACGGAAGCTTGCTTCACGAACTGCGTATGCAATTGTTGCATAACGGATGGTGTATCCGGTGCGGCGATTGGTGCCATTCATGCGGGTGCAATGATGAATAAATTTCCAAGACAGCCGAACGGCGATGGCGGATGGACAATTTGCCCTAAGTTTTTAGGGTCGCTTATCCGAAGTATGGAAAGCAGTGATTTTCGCCCCTGCATGGAAGAGGCCGAACAGGTATTGCTGGCGCTCGAACGTCTTAATGAGGTAGTCCATGATAGCGACTGCGCCATGCATAACACCAGCGATGCCGAATGGTGAATGTGATTGCAGCTTTGCGGAATTGCAGCGGTATATTGATACTGATAGGCAAAAAACCAACGAGATAAATATTCTCACGAAAGAGAATCGCGCATTGCACGCCGAAATAAAAACAATAACTTCGCTTGCGAGAATTCATCCCATCGGAAATGTTCATCCTATCGGAACTGCTTCTCAAAAAATCGAGCTTCGCCTGCCTCCCGATTTGCATCGCAATACGCAAGATTTGGTTATACTTTTTTCCGAAGCGTTGGCAAGAAAACTGAAATCCGCCCAAGATAAGTACGGCTATAGCGATGGGTGGATGAAAAATGACTGGAGGGACGAGTGCAAAGCAAAATTGAGTGAGCATGTTGTAAAAGGCGACCCTCGCGATGTTGCGGCGTATTGCGCATTTGCTTGGCATCATAACTGGTCGGTAGAGCCGTCAGGTATGGTTGCTGCGCAAACCTGGCGAAATGCAGAAAGATACCGATTCCTGCGCAACGAAGAAAACTGGATAGATAATGAATACGCATGGACTGAACTCGGGACATTGAGCCATTCTGAATTCGATAACTTTGTTGATGACAAAATGGAGGATAGCGATGAGTGATTTACTTCCTTGCCCGTTTTGCGGATCAGATGACGTTGAATATCGCAATCCATGTCCTAGTTCTCCCGATAACCAAGCAGATTTTGTTATGTGCAATGGTTGCGGTGTTTGCGCTAGCAGATTAGATACTGAGCGTGATCCGATAGAAGTGTGGAATACGCGCGTTCATCCAGAAACAACAAAACTGCGTGAACTATGTGAAGCGCAAAAAGTGAAAATCGCGCAATTTGAAAAGCGAACTCTAAAAGCACTTGACTACGGATATTTCCAAGACGGTGATTGAAATGATCTGCGAACTTCGTTTAGTTGCCGATGGCGCTCGCTTTAAACTACTGCGCACAGGCGAATGGTTTAAATTGGTTCGCAGGGATTTCAATAAGAATAGGATGCGCATCATTGTTAAAAGCGACCATCGCACCGCGGGAACGCTCAATTACCAGTGCCTCGTGCAAGTCAATGTTAAACCTAAGATAAAGCTGAAAGGATTGAAATGACACATGAACACATGAAAACAGGCCGGAATAGTTTTGTATCGATGCTGCAACGCGAGATCGATGCAGGATTGAATGTGCCGCTGTATGGGCGAGTGAGCAAGACTAGCGTTGCTGTTGAAGCTGCGGTCAGCCAAGATGCCGACTGTTGGGTTGCCAAGCCGGCCCGCGCCCCTGCGGAATGGATACCGATGTCAGAGCCTCCGAAAGAGGATGGGAAGGTGTGGGAGATGCGTCAGGCCTACGAACTGAAACTTTATTCCAAGTATTCAGAGGGCATTTGGCGCTGGGCTTTCTTCGATATCAAAGCTGCGGCCCAGACCGTTGAAAAATCTCCGGACTGCTACAACGGCTACATAACCCACTACCGCCAACTTCAAGGAGCCATTCAATGATCCACTACCCAGATGAAAATATTATCGTCCGTTTTGGCGAGCTCGAATTGAGCGCCAATGCGGAAGTGCTGATGACCACCTATCTTCAGTCGCTAAAACGGGAAGTCTCACCAGTCTGCGCCACTCCAGCCCCACTGCCACCGCTGGGCAAATTTTGCGCTACATTCGGGGGCGTGTATGCCGGCATCGTGCGCGACAAATCAGGCAATCCTGACTACCACCTTTTCCATGCGACAGATGAACACGAAATCACCGACGCAAACTGGCATACCGCTCGTGAAAAAGCCGCAGCACCAATCAACGGCTTCACCGATTGGTCACTCCCCGATTGCCGCGAGGCGCGCCTGCTGGCCATCAACACACCAGAAGGCTTCGACAAGGATGGCTGGTACTGGACGGCGACGCAGCACGAGCACTACGCCGACTATGCCTGGGTTCAGGACTTTCTCCATGGCAACCAGGACTACGTCCAAAAGTCATACGGGCGCCGCGCTCGTCCTGTCCGCAGAGTGCCAACATGAAAGGCAAGCACAAAGGCATCATGGCCCAGACTGGACGGAACGTGATGGAGAGTATTTGAAATGATCTGCGAACTTCGCTTAGTTGCTGATGGCACTCGGTTTAAGCTATTACGCACTGGCGAATGGTTTAAATTGGTTCGTAGGAATTTCGATAAGAACAGGATGCGCATCGTTGTTAAAAGCGACCATCGTGCTGAAGGTACACTTAATCACCAATGCCTCGTGCAAGTCAATGTTAAACCTAAGATAAAGCTGAAAGGATTGAAATGACTGAAAACCAATTGAGAGCCGCGTTGCGGTATGCTTTCCAGCTAGGACAAACATACTGGCAGCAAGCTGACAGTGAGTCGTATAGTGAAAATAAAAAGTCGCATGAAACGTATGAACTGTTTAGCCTGTTCGTAGATGATACCGTGGACAATGACCTAGAAACCAGCAAGGCATATGAGGCCAAATACTAATGCACTGGGGCAGTAACTTTTAAACACGGGGTAGTGATGAAAAAGATATCCAAAATAACTGATGCACAAATCGCCAGCTTTTCCGAATGGTCGAAAAAGTGGATCGACATTGGATTGTCAACAGAGCCTGCCGATTTTGATTTGGCAACAAACGCAGCTCTTCGTGCGTACAAGCTTTGTAACTTGAGCAAGCCAATGGTCATATTGCACATGAGTTCTCCCTACGGGGCGACACTTGGCGGCGCGATAGCTTGGGCAATGTTGAAGGAAGTGGAATCGAAAGTGGAGTCGGAAGTGAAGTCGAAAGTGGGTTCGGAAGTGAGGTCGAAAGTGTGGTCGAAAGTGGACACGGAAGTGAGGTCGAAAGTGTGGTCGAAAGTGTGGTCGAAAGTGTGGTCGAAAGTGGGTTCGAAAGTGGGTTCGGAAGTGTA